GGGTGAGCAGTGTCACCGCCTGGTGGTTGATATCCTAATGGATGAGCCATAAATCCTGGACTTCCGCCGCCTCTGTCATTTTTAAATATTGGGCGGGATACCGCAAGATCATATTTATTTGTTCGACCATCGCCTTTTCTTGTTGATTTAAACATACTCATGGCCATATGTGGGCGGGTTTGAATGAAATTATCGCGGATGTGGTCAATTTCGTCAATAATTCTTTGATTGCTTAAAACGGTTGATCGCATTTTGAACTATTCAATATTTGTAATATTTATATGTACATAAATAAACAAAAAAAATATTTAAATATTATTAATTTAGTATTTTTACCCTGTAACAAAGATTTTATTTTTTCTTTTTTCCCAAAAGCTTTTTAAGGCCACTTACATCAACAGCAGATTCGCTTGAACTCGCAGATCCCTTCTTTTTGTGTTTACCCATGTGTTTAACCATTTTAGCAATTCCGCTTGATCCCTTGTGCAACTTTCCGCCGACTGCTCGTTTGTAAAGTTCTTCATCAATAACATTGTGATCATCTTGTTGCTTAGCATCAAGCACCAGCTGACGATCCAATACTGCGGTAAAGATGCTACTGGATCCGGTTTCAGTGACAAAATAGCCACTATTTACACACATAATTACACCTTGTGGTTGTATTGAAAATGGAAATTGATTAGTAAACGATGTAACAGTGATTTGCAAATTGAATTGTCCAATACTTGAGTTGGACAAAAGAGGATTCAAGCATAAGTACTTTGCGGGGTTGATAACGATCATTGATCCCATAGTAGGCACAGTGGTAGCGGTTCCATTTTGGATTGCATTTGCTTGGCCATTAAATGAGTAAAATGATTGATGTGAGCCACTGTCGACTGAACAATTGAAAAGATTGGTTATATCTGCACTTGCAATAATACCGCTCGTGTTGTTCAAAGTGATGGATACAGAACTTATTTTTAGGAATGAGTCAGTATAAGCCCATGTTTGTGATTCCATAGGTACACGAAGGCCGAATACAAGCAGATTTGGAATTTGGTTAAGCTGAATGTTTTGAAATGCTACAGATCCAGAACCTAGCGGGGCAACAACTGGGGATGATGCGGATGGTGAGATATATCTGCTATAATCAGTAAAATTAGTAACAGATCGTGTGGAAACTTTAGAATATTGCAAATCAGTCAAGGTCAAAAAGTTAAATAATAAGCTTGCATTAGTAAAGCCCAGGCCATTACTTGAGGGGTTTCCTAGTGTAATAGAAGTAATATAACTACTTAATCCATTTCCACCACCGTTAACAAATGAATTACCAGTAGCCCATACCTTCTTGCATGCGGAATCAACATTTAAAGTCATTGCTAAGTTGTTTACCCCAAGCAAACCAGCTTTATTAAAATCTCTGTTAGTAAATGGAGATAGTGCTAAAAATGGCTCAGTTAGTCCTTTAAAAGTAATATAAATAGTCCATGTATCTGTAGTCGCGGTTGAGATTAAGGAATTGTTAGTAAGAACCCCACCGACATAGTGGTTTACTGTAATGGTTGCAGGATATGCACCGTTTGGAATTCTTGCATTATCATAACTCGCCTCATTATATGAAGCCATTGGATTAGAGTTAGTAAGAATTGCATCAGAATACATCCCCCAGTATTCATTAACCATATCTGGACTGGTAGAGTTCATTTTGTCTAATGAATCACAATCTTCTAATAATTTAATAAAAGGCATAATATCTTGATAATTGCTGCTGCTTGTTGCATTATTAATACTTAAAGATGCGGTACTTATCAACGACTGGAGCGGATATGAATTTAAGCTATCAGTTAATCCATATTGAAAAGCCTGAGCACCGACTGGGACACCGGTTGCAGTTATTGTTAAATTTAAATCTGACTTCCAGAGCACTCTAGCATCCGAAACGATCGATTCTGAAGGTATTTGGATGTTACATGTTAATGATGAGTTGCTAGCCGAGTTCCATGGGAACCTCTGATATGTAGATTGGCTTGGCCCCGAATATACACCAAATACCAAATCATTGGTTAAATCACCAATTCTTGAATCTTCGATTTTAATTCCTTCGATTTCGTGTGACATCTTGAAAATTTATAAGGTTGCTTAACTTTACTTATTATATGTAAATGGATATATATTAAAAAAAAATAAATATTTATTTGAAAAATAATTAATTACTCAAATCAGTGGTTTGAGGTGACTGTGTTTTGATCTTTTAAAAAATCCAATCTTAACAGACATGGTCGCCCCGCTATTTAATGCAAGTGGTCGCAATATACCAACCGTGGAACGATACCAAAATTTAACATCAAAATTAAATAACGGTGGATCAGAATTCAAACAAAATGTTTTATATTGTGCTGTAGGGTTATATGTAATATTTCTGTTATATTCAGAATTTTCAACAGAATATTCTAATAAAATAGGTTGAGTTAATGAATTATTAACATTTGGAACCAATCCACCTTCATAAAATAATGCTGGTGCTAAAGTTTGACTTCTTACAATGGGAATTGTTTGCGATGTGATACAAATTGATGATATTTGATCCCATAAATTTGTGCTGTTCCTTTCTTGCAATAGTATCAAATTTCCGCCTGTGTCTGTAGTTGATGAGGTGGAATTAATGATTAATTCAAAATAAGTATTAGGCCCAATTGCAGTTCTTGATGCTGAAAATGAATAAAACAAATAATATAATGCATTATTAAAAAATATATTAATATGAGGCGACCCATCTTGACTATAAATTGGATCAATCGTGATGCTAAATAAATTTGTTGTAGGATTAAATGTAATAAATGGCGAGGGTGTACCAATTGGAATTGCTGGCTCAAGTGCAATCAACTGCGATAACGCGACACCAAATGCAGTATTGACTAATTGACAGAAATATGAATATGAATATATATTATAATATCCAGTTGACACATCTTGTATCCCATTAGGGAAAGCACTAGGTGGTAGTGGTTGCACAGCTGTATTATTTTGTGATATATAAGTTATTGGGATAATGATATTACTTGCACCATATGATAAACCTACATTATAAATTGTTAGATTTGCATTTGATTGATCCGGCTCAATTTGTACTTCTAACACTGGGGTATCCGTGTTATCTAAAGTGAATTGAACAATAGAGCCGAAATACTCATTAGGATTATACAAATAAGGTATCGTTCTAGCTTCATTATATTCCGCAGGGATTTTGGTATAATTAGAAGAGTTACCGCTGTTGATATTAGTGACAACCACATCAAGATATACAACATCTGGGGACTCTTCATACATTACACCGTTTTTTGTTTTAATCGTGGAAATTTCAACTGATTGAAAATATGTATTTATATAATCCATGATATAATATATTTTTATTATATTTATATATACATAATAAGTAAATATCTTAAAATGTTCTATTCTGCGCCCGCTGTTAAGACTGCTAGAAAAAATATTAAATTATTGAGTTCCGCTGATAAATTAGCAATAAAAAAAATAAAAAATGAAAAATATAAAACGGTATTAGGTAAACAAGAAAGGCAATTAAATCACTATTTATCAACATATACAAATCCGGATTATTTACCACAATCAATAACAAAGGAATATGAGTTTCCAAAATATTTTTATTATACTGTTAATAAACGAGATGGTACGGTTGTTCAAAAACGAGCCCGGGTTGATAGTAAAACATTTAAAAATTTTATGAAAAATCCCGAAAAAAGAAGACAGGCTAAAGAGCAGGGATTATATAATATTACCGATAAGCCAATTAATATAAATTTTGATATACCCGCACCAACACCAAAATTTAAAAAACCGAAATCAATAAATGATATATTAGGAAATGTAAATTTTGATAATAATCCAAATCAAAAAAAAATATATGCGAGAGATAGAAGATATGAAGATACTGGCCCATCTATAATACAATATTCAGAGAAATTATCACCAGCAATAATACTCCCATTTGAGGGTGAGGAATTAATAGAGGCTATACCATCATATACACCAATTAAAAAAAATATAGATATAAAAACTAAAAAAGAATCTACGCCCGCAAAGAAAGAGCCCGCCGCAAAAAAGGCTGCACCAGCACAAAAAGTTGCTAAATTAGAAGATATGACTAAAAAAGATATTCCTAAATATTGGGGGCG